GGTGGATTCCAATGGGGGTGTCCCCATGGTGAATCCACTTCTCTTATTGAAGGGAGTATATATTATGTTATGTTCAGCGAATTCTCTATATCTACCATTCATCCCCATGTATTGTCTGAACCTAGTGGCATCACCAGCATCATTTAATCTCTTCTCTATCGTTTCTGGGGCAAGACAATAATAGGCTGCTACTGGTTTAAGTTTCTTTTTATTTTTATATTTTCTGATTTCACCAGTTGAAGCTTCTTCTTTTCTTACTTTAACTATGTATGGATTATGAAAAGCAACTAGATTATATGCATACTCTCTTAGTATATCATCAAACTTTTTGCCAGATACATATTCTATTTCTGCTAATCTCTTTTTTATATACTTTAGATTCTCTTCATTCTTGGATCTTATCTCATAGCCATCTCTGAACATTAATGTATTCTTTTTATTGAATGCCCTCATGACTAAAGACTCTGTGTCTATGATCCTACCAGTTTCATATAGATCATATTCTCCATTATCGAATGCCCTTTTGCCACTAGACCAAGGAGCACTTCTGGTAGTAAAGAATGAGAATGTTGGATTCTTAGTATTGTATATCTTTATACTTTTAGCCTGATCAGCAAAGACATTCCTCTGCGGATCAGGATTATAATTAGTTTGAAAAAGTAGATCTGACATTTATTTATCGTCCTTAAGTATTGAAAATTGTTCTTGTATATCGTCTATAGATCCACATTTTAATTCAACTGGTTTATTAAATGTAGATGATGGTACAGAGTCTCTTACTTTTATTCCAAGTGAATAGTCATCTGTAGATACGTTTGTATCTGGTTTTTTAATACCTGAATCTGAAGTTAGTAAGTCATCACTAACTATTTTTCTTGTAGATGGAATTTGATTTCTTCTTCTTTCTGAAATAAGATCTCTTATTATATCATTGATAGATGAGTCTTCGGTCTTTATGTCGAATGGAGAGTATTTATAATCACCATTATTTAAAGCATCATCTGCCTCTTTTACTGTTACCCTTTCCATATTATTACTACTGGGGCGTCCAGGACCTCTTCCAAAAAGAGAACTATCTGGTATAGCTGTAGCTCTATCTATGATGGGTTCCATATGATATTCTTTTATTATATCTGGGATATCACAACTGTATATATTTAATCTAGTTTCAAAGTCTTGATCTTTACTGATCAAAACTCCTATCTCTGTACCTTCTTCATTTACGACTATTATAGTTCGTCTTCCTAATGCATTTTCAATAACTTCTGCTATGTCTTCTGATGATAATCCAGTAGCTGGTTTTGCTGGTAGATTGATACCTGTAATAGGTGTTCTTTTTCCGTCTGGGTTATTACCCTTAATTAAAGGAGTAGGTTCATACTCATCTTTTGCTGCACAAAATCCATTAACTTGATTAGCTGCCTTCTTATCTATCAATGATATGATAAGATTTATGATTTGCATAAATTCTATAACTGCATCAATTTTTTCAAATATTGACATGCCACTTCTTTTTGGCTCACATTCTAGGAATTTAATTAATCCAAACATGTCTTCTATGCTTTCATCTATTGAGTCTGCTGCTTGCTGTATGGGAGACTGTAGTGAATTTATAGCATTTTTAGCTGCAAGGACAGTACTGTTTCTACCATCATTAATTGAATTTCTAGTAGAAGATATAGCTGTTAGTGTATCTCTGGAACTGTCTTTGTCTCCATATAGTAATGCATACTCATCATTAGATAATCTTTTTTCTAATACTTCATCAGTTGGTAGTTTGTTAGCTATGTTAGCCAGGGCATCTAATAGGCAGGATATGGGTGCTAATGCATATGCTATCATTGCCATTATGAATCTCAATAAAGCTGAGATTATCATTTGCAAGAGGCCCATTATAAATGCAGCTAATGAAAAGACACCAAGGAATATACTACTTATTAGTTTTAATATCGCTGCTAATAGCAGAGCTAATATTGCTACTAGGTCTGGTATACATATCCATGATAATAAATATGCAAACTGACAATAGTCTGGAAGATGTATATCAAATAAGCTTTTTATCCGTTCTATGAAGTCTTCTATTCTAGCTAAAATATCTGCAAATATTTGATCTAGATCTAGGTCTGGTAATAATCCAAAGTCACAATTAAAACATTCATCTTCCCAATCTCTATGGTAATTATTTGGTTCTATAGTTGAAGTTCTGATTTCTGGCTTTTGTATTTCTGATTTATCTGGATCTCTTCCTGGTACTGCATATGTAAATGTAGTTTCTGGTTCTAGCTTTGGATCATCTTTCTCATCTATATTAAAATATGAAAGAGTATATTTTAATCTTTCTATATACAATTCTGATTCAGTATAAACAGCAATAGGAATCCTAGACATACACTGTTTCTCTTGTAATGCTTTAGAAAAAGCATCTACAATTATTTGTGCATAGTACATTGATTCACTTATGCCTAATGTAGGTTCTAGTGCTGTTGGTTCACTCATATATTATTCTATCTTAACTGCTAAGCTGACTGGGCCGTATGCTATTGGTATTTGCAAGCCTCTTCTGAAATTAGGCATTGTTATATTTAGCGATCTAAAAGATGTATCTATGTATGATAGATTCGCTGATGGTATGACTATGTTAGCTGCTATGTTATCAAACATCCCTGTCTTATTTATTGGTGGCAGAGATGGCGGTATAAACGGATACATAACTGGAGGTATTGGTGGACTAGTAGGGCCTTCTGGTGCTTCATGAAAATGAAGCATCATTGACTGTGCATAACTAGCGACAGCAACTTCTGTTTCTTCTTGCCAAAATGTTATAGCTTGATGTGCTAGATTGCAATCAGATGTTGCACGGAAATCTTGTGCGGCATATTGGTATATGCGCATATAGATTTCTGCTTCTATCCTTGCCATCATAAAAGAAGATGAAAAGTCTATAAAGGATACTGGTAATCCCATTATATAAATTCTCTTTCGAGTATACTACTAGCTTTTGCCTGTCCTGCTGCTCTAATTATCCTTAAACACTGCATGTACATATCAAAAGTTATATATCCTTTTCGGGGATCATTCTCCTTCATCTCTCCAAACACTTCAGTTATCGCTCTTGCTATCTGAGGATTTGCATCTTCATCTAGCTTGACTTGTACATTAGATACATCTTCATGTAGTAGCCCTTTAATATTTTCCAGCTCTTCAATGGCATCTATTGATCTTTCCTTGTACGAATTTAAATCACTCATATTGTAATTTTAAACCTATATCAACTATTTCATTTACTTTAGAAATATTTTCTATCAGAAGCCAAGCAGACATGAAGTCACCCATTGGTGGATTATTAATTCTAAAACTGTTATAAGATGGTAATATATCAAACGCACTTACTGGTGGTTCTTCATTACTTATGATAACCTTAATTGAATAAGTTGTGGCATTGTAATCATTTGATTCTAGAAATAATTGTACCCACATTATTGATTCTGATGGCGATGTGACTATATAGAATTTTCTGATTGATGCACCCTCTGGTTCCACAGACAGAAACATATCCGGCAGCTGACTTATCTCTATTAGAGATTCTGTTTCTGGATCAAAATAGCATAAACCTACAGCTTGATCTACCGTGTCTTCATCTATAGTTGCTGTTTCTGGTGATTGTGTAATGGTAGCCATTAAAATTCAGATCTCCTATTTTTATTATTTCTTGTGTGTGCTAACACATTGGTATCTCTAGTTATACCCAGTAAACCTTGAGTATTATTTTTATCGAAAGTTGCTCTATTATAACGGTTTATTTTACTATTGAACAGCCTTGTTGGGCTTTTTCTATTCATAGCTGTTGCAAATAATCCTGGTCCAATTGATTCATTTACCAATTCAGACTCTCTCATTTCTTCTCTTGATACAAGCTTAACAAGTGTATCTGTTACTGCATGATTTAGGAATGTTGAATTTTCCATACTCCAACCTAATAATCCAACCATATATGCATCTAAATCATGATCACCAGTTTTAGTATCATCACATCCATATACTGGTTTACCAGTTGGTGTTTTTCTTAATATTACATATGCATTCATTTGAGCTAATAGTTCTCTATCGTATTCCATATCAAATTTTAATACATCTCGTTCTAATAGGCGTACTGCATTCTCTACAAGATATGTTTTCATATCTTTTTTGATTGGTTCTCCACCTTCTACTGGTATAACTTCTACCTTTGAGGAGAAGTTAATACCAACTATTTCTGATAATTTGAGATCAGGATGACCTACTGGTAGCACACCTCTTTTATCTATTGCGTACTGTTTTATGAATTGTATATTTGAAACACCATATCCTTCATCTAGGTATACATAATCAAAGTTATACTTTCTATTGAATTCTATTATCTCTTGTACTGCAGCTACTTGTGTCCACCCCTCTTTTGAGACTCTTCTTCTATCTGCTATGATGAACTGCTTTGTTTCTTTATCAAATGCTATTGCTAATAATCTAGTTCCATTCTTATCATCGTTCCAATCTCCTCCAAGAACTACGATATATCTATCCCTATTCATTATCACATCTTTTCTATCCAATCCCTTAGTGGTATTCTTGTCTATAAAATAGTCTTGGAATACACTGGATTCACCTTCACCAAACTCAGCCATTACTTCCTGTACATAGCCTATATCTGTAAACTGTCCTTTAAACTCTCTATCTAACTTATCATTATAGTGTGGTAATACAAATGATGGGAAATGGAATGATCTATAGTCTTCTAGTTCTTCTAGCCTATATAGTTGTGATTTACCATTTGGTGTTGATGCTACCCATAATTCTACGTTTGGATTATCTGCTAGGATGGCAAGGATTGAATTAAAGTCTGCTTCTGACATGTAGTCAACTTCGTCTAAAACAATAATATCTGCTGCCTGTCCACGAACTGAACCAGCACCAGATGCACCAGTTGTGAATGCTCTTATTCTTGAGTGGTTCTTAAACTTCATAAAGTAAGTTGGTGACTTAATGAACTTCTCGATTATGGAGTCGTAATCTCCATAATCTGGATTGAGTGCCCAAACGAATTCAAGTATAAGATTCATTAGCTCTTCTGCTTGAACCTCATATGGTGTAACTACAAGTATCTTACACTCAGTCATCATTGCTCTGTGTAGCATCTTTAATGCCATTGCATAAGATTTCCCAGCACGTCTACCACATCTGAGTGTTAGACGTTTGCTGGTACATCTAGTAAACATCTCTTGATACCAGCGTTCAGTAAACTTCTTCTTATGTATATTCTTATTAGCCCAAGCATATGGATTAGCAAGTTGTTCAGCTGTATCCATGTCTTCATCTGAGAACAAGTGTTTAAGTTTTTCATCCACCAGCATATCTGCTGATGCTAATCCTTTGCATTCAATTTGTCTTTTGCCATATTTAGCAATTTGAGACTGAATACATTCTTCACACATTGAATTTATATCAGAACCGTAATTCTTAGCCTCAAGATAGTCTCTCCAGTAAATCTTAGATAGAGGTGTATTGCCAAATGATTTTTTTAGTTCTCTTGTGTTTTCTATATCATTAGACATTATATTATACCTGCCATTATCATGGCTTCATTACCAAGCAATTGACCTCTGTCATTAAGACCTGATTTAGACAGCTTACTCATTGTTTTCTGCCTATGAGTCAAGGTTCCTCGTGTTACATCTACATCGGATTGAAACTTTGCATATGTCATTTCTTCTGCTATTTCGTTTACCATATTATTTGAATTATTTGCTTCTTTCACTAAGTAACCTGCACCCATACCAGCAGCACCACCTGCTATTGCTGCTCCCACTCCTAGTGTTCCTCCAGCAGCTAGCATTCCAAATCTACCAAAACTTTTTGCTCCTTTGGCTACTGTTCCACCAAACAAATTTACACCTGCACGTCCACCAGCATTAGCAGCTGCACCGATTCCAAGACCAACATTCTTTCCTACATTCCATCCTGCCATCAAGCCTATACCTGGTAGCATCCAATCTCCTACATAATCCTGAACGCCTCCACCTTCTGCCATTGTACTAACAGCACCAAATGCTGCCATTGCTGGCATCATCCAGCTTTGTTGAGCTGCCATGAAACCATTAGTTTTAGCCATCTTCTTTTGATGTCTGGTAAGTAGGCCTACTGAATTTAGTAACATCTCTCTTTTTACACCACTACCAAATGTTGCTGCTTGAGCTGCTTTAGTGAAAAATGTTCGTGCTTTTGGTGTTGCACCTTTCTTTTTCTGTATCCCTTTAAACTTGTCCCATGTTCTTTCGTTATATAATCTACTTTTAGCACCAAGAGCATTCTTGGTGGTATTCCATGATTTATTTATGAAATTATTTTCCATATATTATTACCTCATTAATACTCGTGATGTCTTGTTGCGTTTTCCCACATATACAAACCAGTTCCATGATACACTTCTGGTCTAGAATACATGTTGAATGTACGATCATTACTTCTTGCATACATCTTTTCTTGTGTTCTTTCTTTATAGCTTTGTTCATTGTCTCCAGTACGAGTCATTGCGAATGCACCTATAGCCAATGCACCAAATGCTATTTTTCTTTTATGCTTCATATTGGTCAAAGCATCGGTAAATTTTTCATCCATCCCTTGTGCATTATTAAGTATCCTACTAACCTTATCACCAAAGAATTTTTCTCCTTCTTTGGCTTTTTTAATCTGATCTTCTAATGATAATCCTTTTAAGCTATCAGAGAATGCTTCTATATCTACACCTTTGGTTCCTTTACCGAAGAATCTTTCTACAACATGATTCCTTGCTTTTGTACTGCTTCTTGTTCTTTTTATACTTTTGTCATAGTAGTCTGGACCTATACTGCTATATTCTACACCATCAATGATTTTCTTTTTATACTTTATTGATTCTGGATCTATTAATCTGGTTTCACCAGTTGATGATCCTTGCATCTCTTCTAGCGTGTTACGTATTCCTGACATGAATTGTGCTGATGATTCAAATGGCTGTGCTGCTCTAATACGGGCAAGGACGTTCATGTTACTTTCAGAAACAGAATTAGTACTTAGTTGATGCATCATTTCGCCAAGCTTATTAAATATTCTTACCTGGTCTGCGGCATCAGCTGCAGCCGTATGTTTCTCTGCACCAGAGCCTTTAAATAATGCTTGTTTTAAGAAGTCAACTTTCAAGCCCACACCAATATGTGCAGAGTCTATCTTGTTTCTTTCTGCTGCCATAGAATACATTGCATTAGATATATCCATTAGCTCAACTGTCACTGTTCCCTTCTTGGCATCTATTGCTTTATTATAGCTAGATAATAGACCTTGATATATATTATTTATTTCTTTTACTTTTGATGCTCGTGCTTTTGGATCAGTAGTTTTACCTAGCAAGGTTTGAGCCCTCATGGCCTCATGCCTTGCCATAGTTACTTCTGGTGGAGAAAATAGTAGCTTACCTTTATGATCCTGAGATACATATCCAAATTGTTTTGCATATTTATTAACTTTAGAATCTGGTGATCTATTAAGGACTTCTGCAATCATCTTGTTTTCGAAGTTTATATTCTGAATAAGGAGCATGGATTTACCATCTAATTCTTTAAACATACTAGTTAAACTTTGTTTTGGTGTTAATGCTTTTCCTTCATCTAATGCTTTCTTATATGCATCATGATAACCTGCTATACCAAAGATATCGTTTTCATATAAATTCTTAAGTGTTTTCTTTTTTGGATCACCACGTTTACCAGCTAGTCTTTTAACAAAGTGTTCTTTTTCACCTGATGCAGTTGCTGTACCTACTGACCATATAAAGTCTTTCTTTCTATCTAAACCAGATGTTTCTATATCGAGAGACACTAAGCTATCTTTAGATGAACCAAATAAAGAACCTGATAAGCTACCTGAAGATCCTACTTTCTTTGACCCTGTTGATGTGTGGATTTTTTTTAGCTTGTTGGTTCTGGCTTCTGCTCTGGTAGAAGATTTATCTATCTTTTTTTGTGTCCATTCTTCCTTTATCTGTCTGCCTTCTGCTTCACCTATTGCCTTATTGCTTCTCTTTAGATCTTTTTCAATACCCTTAATCATTCTCCCTATTTGCTGATCTTCTAATGCCTGATTATTTGACATCTGATTAGTTCTTATATCAGCTAAGTCATTTGGGTTTTCAGCAGTACTTATAGCTTCTGATATTGTTCCCTCTGGTATATTTCTAGACTTAGGATTGGTTCTGGCTTTTGATCTTTGTGCTGAAGCTTTTAAATTATTCCCTATCTTTAACTTAGATTCTTCTTTTCGTCTTAATGCTTGAGCTTTATATTCTGCATTTTCTTTTGCTCTAGTTTGTTTAGCTAGCTCTCTTTCCCATGCTACACCTTCTTGCCAGTTTTTCTTTTCTGTTAAATACGATTCCTTATGATACTCTCTGGATCTTTTTTTCTTATCTCTTGCTCTTCTCTGTAAAGCAGAGACTCTTTTCTCTTGGCCTCTT